GCCATGGCGATGATCCAGGCCACTGTGATGTCGATGCGCCCCACGCTGCGGTTTTTCATGGGCTTCATGTTCTCGTTGCCGTCGGTGGCGCACCGCACGTTGCCGAAGCACCACCGGGCCGCCGTGTTGTGCTCGTGGAGCATCTCTCCCTTGCGCAGAAGCACCTCCAGCTGTTTGGTGGCTGGGCTCATGCCTGTCATGTTCTGGCGGATCTCCACCACCTGGATGGCCCCGTGCTCCGCAGTGCTCTGCATCAGCCGCTGGGACAGCGTCCAGCTCATGGCCGGGTCCAGCCCCAGGCACACCAGGTCGAACTCCTCCGCCGCCTGCCAGATGGTCTGCTCCACCGCGTCGTAGTCGATGATGTCCCCCTCACAGCCCTGGAGGAAATCCGCCCGGAGCCAGTCCCCGTATGGGACCCCGTCCCGGGTCTCCCGGGCCTCCAGATCGTCCAGGGGGACCCACCCCCAGAACAGGGCCGCCCAGATCTCCAGCCCCTCCTGGGGCGGGAAGAGCAGCACCAGGGCGGTCAGGTCGGTGCTCTTGGACAGGTCCAGCCCGCCAAAGCATCGCTTTCCTCTCAGATACTCCCGCACCGCCCGCCTCCGGGCCAGCACGTTCATCCCGGCCCACTCCGGCCGGTTGAACTGGGTCTTGTCGTAGATGGTCACCGGGACCCAGCTCACCGCCTTCACCGCGATCCACTGGTTCAGCCGCAGCCAGCGGAACAGCCGCTCCGCCGCCTCGCTCTGCCGGGCCGCCCGGGCCTCCCGCCGGAAATCGCTCAGGCGCAGGTTGTGCCCCAGTCCAGGGTTGCAGGCGTACCATAGTTTTTCGTCATAGATGTCCAGGGCGTCGATCCTGTCCGGGTCATCCCCGGTGAGGATCCCGATGCCGAACATAATGGGGCACCACTCGGGCAGGTCCCCGTCCAGCTCCCGCTCCGGCTCCCCCCGCCGCCAGGCCAGCAGCCTCCGGCATTTCTCATGGACCTCCCAGCCGATGCTCCGCCGGTCCGGGTCGTCCCCCGCCGTGGTCAGCACGATCACCGCCTGCTGCCGCCGGGCGGCGTCCGAACCGGCGGTCAGAACGTCCCACAGCCGCCGGTTGGGCTGGGCGTGGAGCTCATCGATGATGATGGCCGAAAATGAAAACCCGTGCTTGGTGGAGGCGTCGCTGGAATATACCTTCATCACGCCGCCGTCCCTGCTGCGGATCTCCCGCACGCTGTCCCGGCACCACACCAGGGGGGCGTGCTCCGGCTGGCCCAGGGCGGTGTGCTCCACCATGTACTTGGCGCACTGGTAGATGATGTCCGCGTTGGTCTTGTCCGCGGCGAAGATGCCCACCTGGGGCCGGGCCTCCCCGTCCGCGATCAGGTGGTAGAGGCCCAGCCCGGCGGCAAACTCTGATTTTCCGTTCTTCTTCGGGATCTCCTCATAGAGATAGCGCCGGTACCGGCTCCAGGTCCCGTCCTCGTCCTGGGCCTGGACCCCGTAGAACTGCCGGATGGCCTCCTCCTCCCACGCAGACAGGACAAAGGGCTGTCCCGCCCACTCGTTCTGTCCGAACACCAGCAGGGAGAAAAAATTCCGGACCAGCTCCACCTCGTCCCCGCTGTACCGCAGCCGGGTGCCGTCGTCCGGCCGGACCACCTCCACGCCTGGGGCCAGGGTCAGCAGCTCAGGCACGCCGTCTCGCCTCCATCAGCTGGAGGAAGGGGTTCTCCTCCTGTTTCTGCGCCCCCTCCGGCACCACCAGGCGGCACCGGCTGGTGATGGTCATTCCCAGGTCGTTGGCACAGGCCCGGGCCTGCTCAAAATAGGTTTTCTGGGCTCGGCTCCATGCGTTCACCAGGTCCGGGTCCTCCTGATCCAGGGCGTCCTGCACCATGCGGCAGGCCTCTGTGAATTGGTGCTGAGCCGCCACATAGCGCCCAAGGGTGTCCCGGTCCAGCTGGGCCGCCCCCATGTCCGCCTCCAGCAGCTCCTTGGCCAGGGCGCGGAAGTCAGCTTTCAGATGCTCCGGCAGCCACCGGGGTACTTTCATTTTTGCAGGCTTCGGAAGTGTAACCTCCTGCCCCGCCCGCTCGGCCTTTTCAGCCTTACTCAGGTGCTTGCGGCCGTTGGCCTCCAGCACGCTCAGCCTCTGTCTGGGTCCCGGCATGGTCTCATCTCCTTTCGCGTTTCTGCCCCGTGGGGAAAAAATCCCTCACCGAGGGCTGCATACGGTCTTGCGCCCCTCCCGTCAAAACTTTCTTACCCCGGGGAGAGGGTTCGAGGCCTTCGGCCTCCCTGTGTGCGCCCATGGGCACCCACGTCCAGGCGCCCGCGCCCAAGCGTCCCAGCATTTCCGAGCGCTGGCCGCCCAAATCAGCGGCCTTTTTCCCGCCGTTCTGCGGCCTGTTCCCGGGCCGTTTTCTGGTCGTGATGCCGTTTGCACAGGCTCTGGTGGTTGGCCGGGTCAATGAACCTGGCCCAGTTGCCCCGGTGAGGCTCGATGTGGTCCACCACCGTGGCCCTGGTGCGGTGCCTGGGATCTCCTGGCGGATACTGGGCGGCGCAGGCGCGGCAGAACGGCTCCCGCAGCAGCTGCGTTGGGCGCAGGTCCTCCGTCCAGATGGGCAGGCTGTACCAGCCGTGGTATTCCGCCGAGGCCCGGCGCGGGGCCTTGGCAGGCTTGTGCTTGGGACAATAGCCCTCCCGGGTCAAGGCTGAGCAGCCTGGGTGCCGGCAGGGCCTGAGCGGCTTCATGGCCACGGGCTATCACCTCCGGGCAAAACAAAAAACCAGAGCCAACGATCCCCCACTGGGTAGATCATCAGCTCTGGTCCTCTCGACACTGGCCCTCTGAGATATTCACTATGTACCGGCTTTTGCACTGTCGGCAGTACAGCCGCAGCCGGATGGCTTTCATGTCCGGCGGCGCTTCCTGGAGTTTATTCCGGAGACCAGACTCCAGACACTTCGGGCACAGCACATATCCGCCTTTCACTGGGAATATTCTATCAGTTTTTGCTCCACACTTCAAGGGCTTTTCCTCCTTTTCTCCACCATGGACGAATTATTAAGACTGGTTTCAAGGCAAAAAATTATTAGGTGGCGGCTGTTTCCGCTGCCTTGGCTGCGTATAGGTATATTCGGCCTGCTCCCTCACAGGAAACATGAGATAGCGCGCCCCGATGCAGTCCCCGTATCCGTATGGATTGCGCTCGCAGAAGGGCTCGTAGTCCACCGCTCCGTATGGCGGCGTCAGGGTTACGCTGTCGCTTGGGATCTCGATGTACTCAACCTCCGGCCTCCGGAGATTCCGCGACCCCCGCCAGGTCCGCTCGCCGGGCTTGGGCCGGCCAAACTCCCGGGCCTCCTTGGTCATGTACTTGGCAAGCTCCCGATAATAGTGGACGTCCAGCGGCTCCGCCCGGATGTATCCGCCTCCCTGCCACAGGCTCCGGATCTCCTCCAGATCATCCACATCTGTGGCGTTGATTATCACATGGTGGTGGATCCTCCGATCCTCCAGGGTCCCGTCCTCCACCAACCAGTCGTTCGCCCGTTTCTCGTGGTAGCCCTCGGTCACATAGATATATTGCAGCTCCGCGCCCCGTTTTTTCCGGGCCGCCCGGAACCTGCGGATAAACCGCGCAAAGTACCGATTGGCCGCCTCCTTGCTCTCCGGAAGGTGGTCATCATCATAGGTATGGGTCAGGACCAGAGCCCGGCGGCCGAAGGTGGCCGCCAGCACCAGTTCCAACTCCCGCCAGCTGCATTTGTCATTGTAAAACTGCTGGGCCGGAGAGGTGGCCTGACTGCGGGCGGCCCGCCCCTGCCTTCCGGGCGGACGGTCCGGGACCGTTCCAATGACCTCAATGTGGAGCAGTCCGGCCCTGATGTGCTTGATCGCCTTACTCATCTCCGCCCTCCTCCAGCTGGTCCAGGGCCCGGCGGATGGTCCGCCACTGCTCAATGGGCAGCTTCTCGGCTCCGGTGAGGACGCCCCGGAGCTTGTCCGCTGTAAGATCTCCGCCGCACCGGCTGGCCACCGCCTCCAGACAGCCCAGGCCGCCCGCCTGACGGTACTGCTGGAGCCGTTCCAGAGTCTCCTTCTTTTCCCGCCACGGGTTCAGGCGGTCCGGCTTTGGATCCGCCTTGGGCTCCGGGACGCTGTGGGCCCGGAGGATCCCCGGATCCCGCTGGATCTGCACCCCGCCCAGGCTTGGTACGGTCTCCACCGCCCAGGAGGTCCCGGCCCCCAGGACCAGCACGCCCTGGGCCAGCGACTCCACCACATAGTCCCGGTATGCCGCCAGGTCCGCCTCGCCCCGGTCTCCCCGGGGCAGCTGGATCACCAGCACCTGCTGCATTAGGTCACACGCGCAAATCTCTGCTTGAGCCATGATGACGCTCCTCCCTCCTCCATCTCTGCCGGGACCTCCCTGGCCTCCGTCTCCATGCGGGCCTCCAGGTCCCGCAGTCTGACCAGCGCACCATACACCCGGGGCGGCAGGGCCGCCAGCTGATCCCAGCTCACTCCGTGCAGCCCCCAGCTGCCGTCAGCGTCCTGATAAGTCAATCGTGCCACGTTCCCACTCCTCTCTCAGCGCCTCCGCGCTGTCAAAATATTGTGTACTGTACATCCCAGGCCGCCACCGCTCCAGCCGGATCAGGTAGGGCACGGACCAGGCCCGGGAGGCAGGGCAGGTGCTCACCCGCACCCGCAGCGCCCCCAGCGTCCGCTCGATCTCCATCTCACCGCAGCGGCGGTGGGCCCGGGCGATGGTCTCCAGATCCTTGTCCGTCAGAAGATTATCCATCAGCGTCCATCTTTGCCCCACAGTTGGGACAGTAGTTTGATTTTCGATCACTCCACATATCGCAGCAGCTTGACACATAGCCTTTGTCTACGGGAATCCCGCTGCGATATTGTTTTACCCACCGCCCATGCCGCACCGGCTCCACATATCCACCCAGCCGTTTTAAGGCTCTCTCACAGGTAGGACACAAATCTTGCGGTGTGGCCGTCCCAAACCACTCCCCACACGCTTTACACTCAGCCATCCTGTTCCTCCCTCTGCATTGCCTGCTTGATTGCTTTCAGCGCATCCAAAACACCGTCCGTATAGGCTTCATATTCCCTCTGGATGGTTTTGAGTTCTATTTGTGCTTTCATCTGATTCGTATCTCTTTTCCTGCTCGCAATAGACATCAGGCGTTCGCTGATTTCATCATACTTGGTCATCACTTTTCATTCCCTTCCGTTCTCCTCTCCAGCACGGCGGTTCCACGCCTTCGTAATGCTCTCTTTCGCCCATGACTTTTTCACCGCCCCTCCCGGCCGGCCTGCACCAGCTCCCGGAGGCGGTCCAGGTCGTAGTCATCGCCCAGGATGTCCTCAATGATTGCGAGACGATCAGCAATCTCATACACATCAAAAAATAAGCGGTGTCTACACGCACAATTCCAGCGAGTATATTCCCCTGTTAACCGTTCCATTTTTCTAAATTCCTTTCCCATCTTGCCTCCATCTCGGTGATCTCCTCCGGCTCCAGCCCAGTGTCCTCGTAGGCTGCGAGGCGGTCAACCGTTTGCTGTATAATCAGCCCTGCGATTTTAGGGAGCGCAAAATCTGGACACCCGACAATATATGCGCGTCCATCTCTTCTTCCTGTCAGTCTTTTCATGTCACCCCTCCTTCTGGCCATGCAGTTTTAGCCAATGCAGTGTCGCTTTTGCGCTGTCTCGCTCATTCTTCACCTGCTCCAGCTCTGCCCGCAGCTTCTTGTTTTCGGCCTGGAGAGTGGAGATAATGTCTGCGGCGTCAACACAGTCAGCAGTGCAAGTAATACAAGTCGGTTTCATGCGTCCTCATCTCCCTCCGGCGGGCGGCGGTAGTAATTATCTTTTTTGTCTCTCATACAAGACGAGCATTTCTCAAGTGCCCCCATTTCCGCCCATAGACACCCATCGCATATCAGCGGCTCGTTCGGCGGGGTGAGGGTTGGCATCCCCAACACAAGGTCCTCTGCCCGCTCCTTATCCTGTTCGCTGTCCCAGCTACATGCCTGGATTTCAGCCATTAGTTCACTGGCATCAATCGCCCTTGCCATCTTTCAGCGCCTCCAAATCAATCCTTTCGACTTCTGCCCGAACTTCCAGGCGGTTCAGGTAAAGGCCCATATACTTTTTTTGTTCCAGCAGTAGACTAAGTTCACAATCCGGTTCAAAATCTAAAGTTCCGGCTTCGTACTTCACCGTCATACGGTGGAGCTTTTCATACCGGATTTTGGTCTGCCAGTATTCCGCCTTAAAGCGTTCCTTATAGTTGGCGCTGTTCATCATCTTTACGGTATCGTTCAGGTTCATTTGTAAATTTCCTCCATTCTTTTTAGCACCATCTCCACGGCCTCGTCCGCTATGGGAGCGCCGCAGTTGGGGCAGTATTTTGGCATATACCAGCATGTTAATTCCGTAAAATCATGTCCACAGCATGAGAACACTCGATTCATTTTGCCATCTTTGAT